ACTGCTTAAAGAAGTTGTACCTGAATAAGCGTGAGTATGTGAAGCACTTTCTGCAGTTGTAAAAGAAGGCCCTGTGCCCCCAAATCCAGTTCCAACGCCATTGGCTGCGTACCCTGCGCTTACCAATGCTCCGCTGTATGTATGAACATGTTGATTGCTTTCAACACCGGTGTTACCACTATATGTATGTGAATGGCCTGGGGTATCGTTTCCAGTATTGCCAGTTACAGCGTGTGTGTGTGCAAGATTCGTAGTAGCCTGAAGATCCCCAACTTTAGTGGTTGATGTCCTGGACCGTCTATACCTGCCTGCTGCGGAAAGATTAGGAAGACGAATAATCCCGTTACCAAGTCTCCATGGAGAGACAATAACGGTAGTCGTGCCTGAACTAGAAGCTGAAGTACTCATAGTTACTTGGCTAGAAGAATCAATACTTGAGATAGTAGTATCTTCAGGAATACCAATTCCGTATATGTAATAGCCGACTCTCATAGGAGTAGTAGAAGGCAAAGAAGTAATGACTTGACTTCCAAGTGCTCTTGTTCCATTCTGCTGAATAGTCATAACAGAAAACAGTGCACCATAAGTAGTTATATTGATATCGCTACCATCACACTCTAGCCAACCTTCTTGAACGACTGGCCAAGAAAAGTCTGCAATCATTCCTGTAAATGACGAAGTACCGATATTAGACCAATTGCCACTGCCATTACCATCAGCGACGTAGACTTGTCCTAGAAGAGCATCGGCAGCTCCTTTAGGTTCATGAATTTCTGTTCCAGTTAATACTGAGTGTTCTATGTTTGCCATATCAATCCTTTAGAAATAGAAGGGGCCCGAAGGCCCCAATCTACTAGGGCTTGCGATACTTCACGCGAACCGTGACCGTACCACCAACGAAGGCAGCAGTGTCATAGTCAGCAGTGAAATGCGCAGGGTATGCGCCCGAAGACACACCCACGAGATCGCCAGCGCCAGTGACGCCAACAGTGTAGGTCTTCTTCGCGCCAGCGGAAGCAAAGTCAGTCCGAGGAGCAACCTTGAGAACGCCGTCGACATCAATAGCAGTCGAACGATCAAGCTTGATAAGTCCGATGTTCAGCACTGCGTTGGTGCCAGTGAGAGCGACGCCGTTGTTAATGACTTCGACTTCCTCGATAAACATACCTGCAGGCATAACAAGGTTATCCGTGCCGGGGCAAATCGCGGGGGCGGTGCCAAGCGCCGTGACATCGAGAACGAACTCGATTACACGGGTTGCGCCACCGGTGACGTACTCGCCACCCTTCTGAGCGACAGTCTGTTCCGTACCATACTTCTGGTACAGACCAGTGTTATCCATCCATGCCATTTATATTCTCCTTAGTTGACCTGATCGGTGTCGGTGAGGACAACGACGAGGTTTTCTGGACGGAAGACCTGAACACCATATTCAGTGATCGTCAGGAACTCAGTCTGCTGGAGGTCTTTGTTGAACTCCGAGTAAACTGTGGGCATCTGACGGAAGGCACAGATCCACGGCAACGTATCACCCGGCTCAGCCGAGAAGAACTGGTTGGCGACACCGGTTGTAACCGACTTGCCATTGATCGTCTCAGCGATGTTGTTCGGGAGATAGTTCGAGATGTAAACATCCCAACCATAGATGCTGAACCGGAACTGGAAACCAGAAACCAGACCATCCGTAGTCACGCTACCCCACTTCGGAATAGGCGACAGCAGACCCGAGATGGCGGTGTTGCTCTCGATGGCATAAGCCACGGAAGCATCAACGACAGCAACGAGGTTGCGCATCGGGACGTTAGCTTTGCGGAGAGCAAACTCAGCAAGCATGAAGTCCTTGAATGCGATGGTTTCATTGGTTCCCGAACCCACCCAGCGGTGCGCAGCACCGTTGATGGTGTTGAGAGAAGATGCGGTCTGCGAAGAATTACCACGATCGAAGACACGAGCTTCGAACGCTTTCATGAGGGCACGATGCTGCTCTGGGGCAAATGCAGCCTGCACTTGCGAAGACCAGAACGAATCACGCTTGAACTTCTCAGAGATTGAGTTGGCCGAGTACTTGTACTGGTCGATCGGGAACGTGAAGTTACCAGTATCGAACTTGTTGTACTTAATAGCCTGACCTTCAGCGTAGTCGGCAGATTCTGCCTGACCAAGCCGAGGAATGTTCAGCGTCGTACCATCCGGAACATAAACAAATAAGCTTTCACTTATTACTGGACTATATCTTCATCTCTATTGAGAGTCTCGCGTGTAGTCTCTGAGGAGCGAAAATTCTTGAAATGATTCCAGTCATCGTCATCGTATTGACCATGCCCTTTATCTAAACGTTGAGAAACAAAGTTCAAAAGCATAGTAGCCTTAGCCTTCTTTTCTCCTACCAAATAAGGTAGTAGATTTTCACAAATCTTTTTAACGTTCGAAAATTTAGAAGTAGCGACATCATAAACAGTCTTTGTAGATCCTTTCTTGTTGTCATAAGAATGAATAGATACATTCACTCCCATTGATTTGAAAATCTCTACAGCTTTGTTAATCATAAAAGGATCTGTATTAGTTAAACTAACCGTTCCTCTTAACTGACCATTCTTAGCATGATTTGTATTTATCTTTTGGTGGTATATCGAGAAAGTTCCTTCACCTTCCATGATACCTGCCAACCAAGCTAGTTCTATTTCTTTCATAATTTTCTTTCCTGCTGATTGTCCAATCTTCTGTTCTTTTCCTAAGTAGGGACAAAAGCTCTAAGGAGTTTCCAGCATATAGCGAGATTTAGACCGACCTTCCTTAATGGATTCTCAAATCGGTAATCGTCCTAACAAAACGCATAGCGAAGAGATCGTCTTCGAACATCTTCGTCAGCTGATTGCTGTAAAGGTTAGCCCGAATCAGATGCTCATTGGTTGCGACTGTAAAGCCACTAGCCATAAGTAGTATCCTTTGTTAGTTGATTGTTAGAGTTGAATCAGACGTTGCTGAAAGTCACCATCATTAAAGGCATTGCCCAATGCGGTAGCATCCTTAAACATCTGATCTTGAGTTTTCGGATCAAAATACTTAGCAGGTTCGGTCTTCCTCATCTTTTCATAAAAAGACCAAGTCCTTTTATTGACGTTCGGAGCGAAGGGGTCACTTCTGTTCCTAGATGCTGGAGGAGCCTGGAAGGTTTCTTTCTGACTATTACCCGTAATACCAAGAGTTCTGTAAAGAACTTCAGGATGTTTACGTGCAAGGTCATTAACGAAATCTGCCGTTAAACCTAGCTCAGATATTTGTTGTTTCAAAGCATTGGCGTAGTTATCGCCATATACTTCTTTGAGTTTGTTCTGAACGGAGTTGAAGTTATTCTCTTCTCGTTCCTGCTGCTTAGCAGCCTGGAGTTTTGAGGAGACGAGTTCATCAAGCTTCGTTAGATCAAAAGAATCGGACTTGTCTTCGGGTACGTTCTGGGTGATGTCGTTCTGAGACTCCTTATTGGACTTAAGCTGGTCGATAAGTTCCTTAAGGGACTGTCCGGCGTTGTACTCTTCGCGAAGTCTAGTGTAATCTTGACGGAGTTCGTCTTGACTACGTTTGAAATGCTCGATGTACATATCAGATTCAGCTTTACCACGGGCAAGGTCTTCGACCGTTTTGAATTTCTTGTCGTCTCCGACAAGCTCTTCAAGGTAATTCTTGTTCTGATCAATCTGAATTTGGTCGTTCTGATTAGTATTTTCTAGTAGATTCATTTCTGTTGGTCCAGATTTGTTAAAGATTGGAGTTTACGGTAAACACTTCTCTGACCATTTCTGAACGCTTGTTTATGACTCCAGTTAGGATTATCATAACCATCAACAGAAAGTTCAGTTCGTGTAATCTCATCTTCTTCTTGTCGAAGAATTTGAGAAAGTCTTTCTAGGACTAGACGACTTCCCTGGACTGCTCCAGCGAATCTGTCTTTTTCTTCTTGGGTCTTAAGATGATTAGTCCATTGAATTAACATTATTGAGGCGCCTCTTCAGGAACCTGTGGTTGGGCCTGAGTATTAGGAGAAATATCAAAATCTTCTCCCATACCTGAAGCTGTTTGTGTTGCTTGCAACATCTGTTCTTGCAGAGCTTGTGAAAGCTGTTGAGCTTCTGCTTGTTCAGACAATGCAACAAACGGAATAAAGATTTCTTCTTGTTCTGTGTTGAATGATTTATCAAACAACTTAGCAAGTCTGACTGTAGAGATATGAGGTTGTACCGAAGGGTACAGAGGGCTCTGAGCCATACTAGTAAGATTCTGAATCAACTCAGCCTGTTCTGCGAAATGTCTAGCAGCGACTGGTTTGATACGCCCAATACCTGTGATGTCTTCGACACTAAGATTACGGAATGTAGCTGCCTTTAGCTCATCATCAAATACTTTAATAGAAGTAGTACCAGACAGGTTACGTCTAGCTAGTTCCAACATAGCGTTGAGAACTCTTTCTACGACTTGTTCTTCAAATTGTTTAATCTTGTTCTGGAAGACGCGGCTTGCAGCATTCTCAAGACGTTGTACTTCGTACTTAGTTTTTTCACCTGGAGTACGGAAACCCATAGCTTCTTTAGGAGCACCTGCCATTTCTTCCATAAGACTCATGATCAAAGCAATGTCTTGGACGAGTTGTTGAACATTAATATTAGGTTGAACAAGGTCTACGTCTCCTTCTTCAGAAACGTATATTTTCTCTCCTGGCTGCCAAGTAAAGTCTTCTACGAATCCTTTGATCTTCTGGACTGGATAAGTAGAAAGATCCATCATATCTGCTTTCATATTCTCCATATGATCAAGACGGTACTGCATACCGATGAGATTATCTAGAGGACCCATACCCCAGAGGTTGTCTTGACGACGTCTCCATGGAGAATGGAAGATAGGAGGAAATCCGAAGAAAGAAGGATTAGGTTTCTTACCAATCAGTTTATGGCGATCTACGACAGTGATGACGTGGTTCTTGAGGAACTCATCAGTCTCCGTGTCATACATATCTCCGTAGAAAGTCAATATTTCTACCATATCTCCTTGAAGATATCTTTGAAAAGAAGAGTATCCTTCCATAGAGTACATGTTATCTCGGTATTGCCAATCCCCTGTATATTCGTGTGCTTTAGATCTGATGTCTTTCAGGTACTTCCAAAGTTCTTCGTATTCTTCCCTGTTGTCATCGGTAGACATGCTCTCAAGCATCTCCTTGAGTTCACCAAGACCTATAATACTCTTGATGATTTTGGGGGAAGACTCAAAGTTTTCTGCAGTAGGGTTGAAGACGACATCCAAGGGAGATATACGACGTACAATCGGTCCGACATACCCACTTTGGATTTTATCTCCTTGATCTGTTCTTTGGTCAACCCAGTCTACCGTTACAATACAATTCCCATAATCGATGTAATCTAAAACAATTTTATCCATCTCTGATTTAAAGGATGGTTGTTCCATAGTCCATTGCATGTAATTAGTAATAGCATCTCTTTTAGCTTTAGAGTTGCTGTCTTTCTCATTAGCTTCCCAGATAACCGGGACTCTGTTAGGAAACATCGTAGCTATGTAATTACTGTAGAGATTGTCTCTGATTTGACATAGCTTAGGAATAGTAGTCTTGTTCTTCCAAGGCAACGTAGAATTAGTCGTCTGTGAAGTATTAGTAGCGTATACGTACTTACGTATTTCTTCCCAGACCTGCATAGCTGGTTGACGTGCATTACTCCAAGTAATGTATTTATTTACGATACTTGTTGCCATTCTGTCTGGAGAGACTACGTCTTCTACGAGAACTACTGTGCCAGTCATTACGATACACCTCCAAACGTAGAGTGGTAGTTATACACTGGTTGATTTTCCTTCTGGAGTTTGAATATATTAATTGGAG